AAAGAACGCACAGACACAGGTCGGATATATCTTGTATTCATTGATAATGTAATGAACCAGGGACCTTTTGATCCCGAATACCATGCGATTTATCAAAGTAACCTGTGTTGTGAGATCCTATTACCCACACGTCCATTTAAGAGATTAGACGACGATGCAGGACGCATAGCGTTGTGTACACTGGGATCTATCAACTGGGGATCGTTCAGGAATCCAGAGGATATGCGTAGAGCCTGCAGGATTCTACAGCGTAGCCTGTGTAACATCCTTGATTACCAAGACTTCTTATCGATTCAGAGTAAGTTAAGTAATGATGAGATCCAGCCACTTGGCATTGGCGTCACTAACTTGGCTTACTGGCATGCCAAGCGTGGATTGAAATACGGTGAGAAAGATGCGTTAGCTGAAGTTAAGAGTTGGATGGAACATCAAGCATTCTATCTTACAGAAGCTACCGTTGAGTTGGCCAAAGAAAGAGGTGCATGTCAGCATAGCTCACAGACCCGATACGGCCAAGGCAAGTTTCCATGGGAACTACGTGCCGCAGGAGTAAACGAATTAACAGACTTTACTCCTGAACTCGACTGGGAAACCTTACGCACAAACATGAAGCAGTACGGAGTTAGAAACGCCACACTTATGGCTATCGCTCCTGTTGAGTCTAGTTCAGTTGTTATTAACTCAACTAACGGTATTGAAATGCCTATGAGCCTTATTTCAGTTAAAGAAAGTAAGGCAGGTAGTTTTACACAGGTTGTGCCTGAGTACAACAGACTAAAGAACAAGTATCAGATGATGTGGGAACAAAAAGATTGTGTTGGATATATTAAGACAGCATCAGTTCTAGCAGCTTATGTTGACCAAAGTATTTCAACTAACACATTCTACAATCCAGCACATTTTGCTGATCGTAAAGTTCCAACAACATTGATTGCTAAGAACTTGATGCAGGCTCATATATGGGGCTTAAAGACTTTCTACTACAGCTTGATTAACAAAGCAGGCAGTAAGCAACAAGCAGAACTAACTCCCGAAGTGCATTATAATGGATTCCATAACGAACGTGAGTTAATTGAAGATGACCTTGATGCCGACTGCGAGGCTTGCAAGTTATGACCTTTAGTTTCATTAGAAATGTTTTAAAGGAAGGTAGAGAACACAAGTTAGAAATCTATCCGTTGCCCTACGATGCTAATGAACTTGCTCCGGCAGTGTCAGAAGATACGATTAACTATCACTACGGCAAACTAGCCAAGACCTACGCTGAACGTTACAACAATAATGAAGGCGATGCAGGCTTTAATGAAGCTGGAGTATTTCTACATAACATCTTGTTTCAGCAGTATCAAAGCCCTAAGGGTTCTAACAAACCCACAGGCGGCATACTAGAATTTATTATCGAACACTACAAAGACTTTGACAAGTTCAAAGAAGAGTTTCTCAAAGTAGCAATGGCTGTACAAGGTAGTGGTTGGGTTTATCTTGCCAAGGATGGTAAGATTAAAACTATTGTTAATCACGAGATTAAGAAAGACATTGTACTATTAATTGATTGGTGGGAACATGCGTGGGCATTAGACTATCAATCAGACAAGAAAAAGTATTTAGAAAATCAATGGAAAATTATTAACTGGGATCATGTAAATGTTAGAAACGATATGTGATATTATGGTAGATGCTTACAAGCGTAATTGGATTACCAGTCGTGATGGTAATGTAAGTATTCGCCACCATGATCGTGATCACTTCTACATCACGCCAAGCGGTGTGCGTAAACAAACCCTACAACCTGACCAGTTTAAGAAGATTAAGATTGTTAGCAGTCTCATGTGGCGAGAAGAGTTTTATACTGATATTAGTGCTAATCTAAAACCTTCAGGCGAGATTCCTCTACACTTTGGCTTACAAAAGAATATGGGCCAGCATAGCAACGAAGTTCGTGTAGTTGTACACGTTCACCCGACTTATTGTATTGCCGCAATGCATGCCGGTATTGATTTAAGCACTATTAGCGATGCGTTCCCAGAACTCAATCGTTACACTAAGGTAGCACCTAATGTAGGCGATGTTCCTCCTATCAGCCAAGAGCTTGCAGATCGTTGTCATGAGAATTTACAATTAGATGATTATGGCAACATTGCCTATGATATTGTCGGTATTAAAGGACACGGAGTAGTAGCAATTGATACTAGTCCATGGCGTGCCTATGAGCACATAGAAAGATTAGAACATATTTGCAAGATAGTACTTGCATCAGGAAATTACAAATGAGCAAAGCACAATATAATTTAAACACAAAGACAGACTATCTTAATCGTAAGATGTTTCTAGACCCAGCAGGTCCTGTTACTATTCAACGTTTTGAAGAAGTCAAGTACAAGAAGATTGCTGACTTCGAAACAACAGCACGTGGTTTCTTTTGGGTACCAGAAGAGATTAGTCTTACTAAAGATAGTAACGACTTTAAAGATGCCAGCGATGCAGTCAAACATATCTTTACCAGTAACCTACTACGCCAAACAGCATTAGACAGCTTGCAAGGCCGTGCGCCAAGTCAAGTGTTTACTCCGGTAGTATCATTACCTGAACTTGAAGCTCTTATCTACAACTGGAGCTTCTTTGAAACAAACATTCACAGCCGTAGTTATAGTCACATCATTCGCAACATCTACAATGTACCAAAGGAAGTGTTCAATACGATACACAATACCAAAGAGATTGTAGACATGGCATCAAGCGTTGGTACTTACTACGATAAGTTACATATGATTAATTGCCTAGTAGAAACAGGTGAAAAGATTGACGAAGAAATTCATATCAAAGCAATTTGGATGGCACTCAATGCCAGTTACGCATTAGAAGCATTCCGCTTTATGGTATCGTTCGCTACTTCGCTTGCTATGGTAGAGAACAAGATCTTTATTGGTAATGGCAACATCATCAGCTTGATCCTACAGGACGAACTGCTACACAAAGGTTGGACGGCTTTCTTGATTAATCAAGTAGTTAAAGACGATCCTAGATTCTCTAAAGCCAGAGACGAGTGTCAAGCAGAAGTGTATCAATTGTATTTGGATGTTATCCGTGAAGAAAAAGCATGGGCTGATTACTTGTTCCAAAAAGGACCAGTTATTGGTTTAAATGCTAACATTCTTAAAGACTTTGTTGACTACACAGCAGCAAATGCATTAAAAGAAATTGGTATCAAGTATCAGTCGTCCTTTCCAAAGACAACTCCTATTCCTTGGTTCAACAAGCATAGCGATACTAGCAAGAAACAAACAGCACTTCAAGAAAGTGAAAGTACAAATTATGTAATCGGCGTCATGGGTGAAAATATCGAGTACGACGAATTACCAGCTATATAATATTTTAAAGGAAGCATATGAAAGCGGTAGTATGGAGTAAGTATCATTGCCCTTATTGTGATCAAGCAAAAGCATTGCTAACACAAAAAGGCATTGAGTTTGAAGAAAAGAAAATTGGTGACGGTTACACCAAAGAAGAATTGCTAGAGGCAGTGCCAACAGCAAGAACGGTACCACAAATTTTTCTAGATGAAAAACTAGTTGGCGGATTTACAGAATTAAAAAAATATTTTGAACAAGAAAGTCAAGGCTATGGAGATGGTGAACTATAATGTTAATTAACAAAGGCGTAAGCGCAGGTGAAGTTGTAACAATCAAACTAACATCGGGCGAAGAACTAATTGCTAAATTAGTTGAAGAAAATCCCATGCAGTACAAACTTAATAGACCTATGGTACTAAGTGCAGGTCCAAAAGGAATTGGCATGGTTCCTTATTTGTTTACCGTTCACCCTGATAAAGATGTAAATCTAACTAGATCAACGGTTACGGTAATCGAAGCCACTGACAAAGAGTTTGCAGATGCGTATACATCGCAGACAACCGGTATTGCATTGAGCTAATATATCATGCCTGGTGTAAGTCGTGTTGGAGTTGATGCTGCTGGAGGAAAGATTGTTGGCAATCTTGCACCGACGGTCTTTGTTAACAATGCTCCCATCTCAGTAAAGGGTGCTTCTATAGAAGGACACGGCCGAAGCCCGCACTCTGGTCCAGTAATGGACAAGTCAAGTGCAACGGTATATGCTAACAATATATTAATTTCTAGAGAAGGTGATGCTGCATCCTGTGGGCACGTTGCAACAGGCAGTGGCGATGTATTTTCCGCTGACACAACTCCGGAAGCTATTGTTGTTCCTGCTGTGGTTATCCCTGCAAGCGTACAAGCATCTATTAATGCACAGACAAACAAGTATATTGCTAGCCCTAGTAGTTACAAAGTTGAATCTAACAATCAGGTCAAAGGATACTTTGCAGGCACTCCGGAACAGCCGGGCAGCGTTGGTGCTAGTTTAATTGACACATCCTCGGCATCCAGCAGCGACATAGCGGGCTTCCTAACTCAAATCCTTTCAGAGGCAGCAAAAGGCCAATGGGAAGAAACAGGCATGGGAGGAAAACCTAGTAACCAAAATATTCTCGGAATATGGAAAGAACTAGGATACCCTTCTACCGGTGCTTGGACCACAGATCAAACTGCATGGTGCATGGGATTTGTTAACTATGTTTTAAAGAAAACAGGTTACAGATTTATTCAGACAGCGTGGGCATTAGACATCAGTGGTAGAGCAAAAGAATACAAGGTAACACAGGTTCCGTTGAATCAAGGTCAGCAGGGTGATATTGCTCTATGGAGTTATAGACACGTAAATTTTATCTACTCATCGTCAGGTGGGAGTTACACATTTGTAGGCGGAAATCAAAG